GCTGTATATTCATCATAATAATTTAATTCATATGTTCTTTTATCAATAACTAAGTTCTGCCAAGTTTCAAAATAATGTTTCTCTCTCATAAATTTATCACAATAAAACTCAGCAGTTATCTCTGCAAAGTTTAGACCACTTGCAAAGTTTGTTTCAGGTCCGTGTATTCTATGAGGTTGTGTTTCTATTGTTCTACCTGGGAATTGTAAATCTGAACAATGAAATGCTACTTGAGCACCATATAACTTATCTAAGTTTTGTGCATCTTTAGTGTCTTTAGCAACACCAGGTTGATCACTTGCACCACGAGGTAGTGTCATTATTAGAATATACTTTGTAGGTTTTGCAAACCCACCAGCTGCCTCTGTAAATGACCTAAATCTGTTTAGTGAAGTGTTAGGATTAGTTTTTCTTTTTAGTCTAGGGTCCTTGTCAATTCTATCGTAAGACCTATCTCTAGGTAAACCAATACGAATATCGTATCCTCCTATTTTTATGCCTTTACGAAATATTGCCATTATTCTAAATACCCTAATATTTTTCTATTTTTTAAATGTTCTTCTTCAATATCATCTTTACTTTGACCATAGTATGCAACAGCATAACCTACATCACACATTTGCTGATTAATATTTACACCATCACAAAATATCTCGCCGAGAATACGACCAAACTTACCAGTCTCTTCTCCTTTATGTGTCTTAATAACTACCTTCTCAGCATTTTTTAATGCCTCTTTTAAATAATCTTTAGACATAAGTCCGTATTTCTTTTCAACTAAATCTCTCGTTCTACTTTCTGGTGTATCAATGCCAAATAGTCTTACTCTACTCTTATACATTATATCAAAACCTAAATCAATAATAACATCTATTGTATCACCATCAACAACTTTGGTTACTTTATTAACTCTGTATGAAAAATCTGTTTGATCTCCTAATTTTGCCATTATAACATTTTCCTTGTATCTGAATAAACCTTTGCGTCTGTAGCACCAAGAAATCTTTGAACAGGCAGATTTAGTGCAACAGGCATTTCATTCACTCTTATATTTAAAAAAGCACTTTGTACTTGACTTAAAAGATAAGACTTGATAGCAGGTCTAACAGCTGCGATACCTGATATCTGCCTAAAACTTACATTTATAGTTGTCTTTTCATCAAAGTTTGTATCACTCGCAAATGATAACATTCTTCTAAACAACTGTACCCTTAATCCGTAAGGTAAATAGTGAAAGTTTATACCCCAAAATCTACTACCTCTTTGATCAGTAGGTATGATAAGTGGGAATCTATCGTAGTAAGGTAAAGGTGCACCGTATGTTTTTGCCTTATAACCAAACAAATTCATAATACCAAATTTAGGTGTTGCGGTTGCCTTACCTTGTCTTATGAGACCTCTTGCCGTAGTACCTGTACCTACTGCGTCTCTTACTTTAGTCCTGTACCAGTCCATAGACTTTCTAGTGTCGCCTGCCTGTTTTACTATACTGTCTATAACACTTGCCATACTACTATTTATACTGGTTTGTAGATTGTGATTAACTCTTCTTTACCTTTAACTTTAATTTTATCTACTTCAACTGACTTGATATTCTCTAGTTTTTCTTGAGTATAACTCGAATATAATGTTGGGCAATCTTTATACTCACCTCGACCAGCAGTTGCCTCTAATCGTGCAGCCAGATTAACAGCATCCCCTATAACTGAATAATCAAATCTATTTGAACTACCCATATTACCTATGATTGCTGTACCTGTGTTGACACCTGTACCCACATTGATATCAGGTAGTCCTCGTTCTTTGTATAATGCCTTTAACTCTTTTGTCTTTGCTTCTATTTCGATAGCACTCTTGACTGCTCGTTCGGCGTGATCTGGCATATCAATAGGTGCGTTAAATACTGCCATGATACAATCACCCATAAACTTGTCAATCATAGCACCATTGTTGAGTAGAATTTTAGTCATGTCATCTAGAAACTCATTGACAAGTTTTACAAGACCTTCAGGATCATCTTTGTTTTTGTAGTATTCAGAAATAGGTGTAAACCCTATAATGTCCATAAACAAGAAACTCATCTCTCGTCTATCACCACCTAATATCAACTTACTAGGATCTTTCTGTAATATTGCAACTTGTCTTGGGTCTAGATATGTTTCAAATTGTTTTCTTATTTGTTGTTTCAACTGAAACTCTAAAACAAACCGATTAAATATACTATGCATACCAACTATTGTCAAGCAAATAATTGCCCAACTCACATCTGCTAATATCAAATACTTGGCGAAGAAAAAATAGGAGACATATATCAGACTGATATAGGTAAGTATTAAAAACAGTCCTAGAAACCAATAAGGTGTAAATCTTGCCAATATCACGATTAAGACACCTAACAGAACAGAAACCAATAATTCTAGTAATAGAGAGTAATCATATCTATTGATTTGGTCTCCGTCTAATACCGTCTGTAAGGTCGAAGCAGACAACTGATAATCATACTGTTCCCCAAGTGGGGTTGCGATTATACTACCAAGACCCTCAGCAGTAATACCAATTATAACTGTACGACCTTCAAACTTGCTAAAATCATCTTCACTGGCAGAAATGGTATCGAATTCTTTATTCCATCTTAACCATATTCTGGCATGTTGGTCTGTCTCTATGGTATCATAACCTGGCACTCGTACGGCAACTACTCCCCCTTCGCCAGCCTTAATCTGATAACTAGGGTCGCCTGTTGCTACTCTAATGGTCTCTAATGCTATTGCAGGATAAGTTTCTTCACCAATTTTCATAATCAATGGCACTCGTCTTACAACACCATCTATCTCTGGTGCTGTATTGATAACACCAACACCATCTGCATACTGCCCCAATTCAGGTATCGGCCCTAACATACCAGGCCACTCATACAACCAAGGTAGTGGGTCGCCTATCTTTGCAACACCTCTCGGTACAGCGTTCTTGTTTATTTGTGTAGTGCCGACCTGTGCGATAACAACACCCATTTGATGAATCGTATTTACGAATGACTCATCACCACCCATTCTATCGTATTCTGAAAATAGTATAGGCATAACAATTATACCTACCTGTGCCTCTCTTAACTTAACAACTAAATCTGATAATACTCTTCTATCCCACGGCCATTGACCATACTTCTCAATAGACTTTTCATCTATTGTAACCACACCTATATCAGGTGATACTTCTTTTGTTTCTGATTGTAATATAAGATCAAAGGACTTTAATCTTAGTATCTTTTTTATTTGTGGGTCGCCTAAACCTATTATAGTTAATATTGCGAGTGTGAGTAGACCTATAGTCCAGTGAGTGAATATCTTTTTCATTACCAACCCATTATAAATTTTGTCTCTTCAGGAACCATATGTAGACCAAACGGTGGGTCGAATGTGAGTTCAACTGTACAGTCTTTTACACCCTCTACTTTTAATCCTGCATTTTTTATATCTTGTTGAATTTGATCTGCCATAGGACAGGCAGGACTTGTTAGTGTATGTTTTATATTTACAATATCATCATCAGACATTGATATATCATATATCAGTCCTAATGCCATAACAGAAACGCTAGGCATTTCAGGATCAAACACCCTCTCTAAATTATCTCCTACTTGAGATATTATCTTATTCTTTTTTAAATTTAAACTCATAAGTCATACTACAATATGGACAAACCATTTCAGTTTCATAATCTTTCATTGTTAGATATACAAGAGGATGACCTTCAGATGGATGCATTCCTTCTTTGATCAATCCATCACAGGTAAATTTTCTTGTTTCTGTTTTAATCTTCAAGTCCATATTTTTCTAATTTGTTTTCCTCATTCTCATACTTTTCTGCGTCAGGTAGAGGATCTTTTTTGACCGTTATGTTCGGCCATTTATTACTGTATTCTTCGTTAAGTTTGTACCATTTATCACCTATATCTTCACTATCAGTTATGATAGCACCGACAGGACATTCAGGTTCACATACACCACAATCAATACATTCATCAGGATTAATCACAAGCATATTATCACCTTCGTAAAAGCAATCGACAGGACAAACCTCAACACAATCGGTAAACTTACACTTGATACATTTATCATTTACCAAATAAGTCATAACCTGCTTATATTTATATGTTAATTTTGAGTAGTGGAAAGAGTGCAACCACCTGAAGAACCACAGGTACTTGTTATTGAATAGTCTTGATCTGTGCCACCTGATTGTGATAAATCAAAGTCTATACTGTAACCATCTAAGTCAATTCTAGCGGCGTGATTGCCTGTACCTGATTGACTTACATCCACATCGTGGGCATAACTACCTGTATCCAACAATACATCAAGATAATGTGAACCATCATCTGATTGGTTTATATCTACTGTATTATTGTTATTGTTTATATCTAAAAATAATGTCTTATCGCCATCATTTAATTGTTGAGCATTGATAACATTTTGACCTGAGTCTATATCAAGATACATAAAATGCTCACTTGTGGCTGCACCATCATTTCTTTGTGATAAATTTAAAGTGTTAGTATCACCATCTATATCTAACCATATTCTATGATCACCACTATCTGAAGCATAATCACCTTGAGATATATTAACATTGTTTGTATTGCCTGTTATGTCTATACCTATACCGTTGCGACCACTAGTACCACTTGTTGTTATATTACCTTGATCTACTGTTAATGTATTATTATTACCTGTAATTGTAGCACTACTAGACCAGTCTGTGCCTATAATAAAATTATCTTCACCTGCTTGTTGAATATTCAAAGTGATACCATCACCATTCGTTGTTATATCTACGCCATTACCTGAAGTACCTTTTGCTGTATTCATTATGGTTGTTTGACCACTTGTAATAGATATGTCAACTTGATTTTGGTCAGTCGTTGAGAACCCAGAGTTAGGCATATCTAACCAACCACTTGTTGAGTTTGTGCTTAAATTAGATAAACTATAATGTAAATCCATATTAGCAGAACCACCCCATTCATACCAGTTTATTACAATAGGATACCATTGACCGCCAACACCTGTAAATGAACCACTAGAGTTCCAATATCTAGGTCCTTGTTGTGCCCAATCACTTATGACTGCTGTATCATTAATATTGACAATAAAACCATCATCATTACGACCTGCGAAATAAACTGTTGAAGTTTGACCTGCTGTACCTGGGTGTTGCCAGTAACCTGTGATTACTAACATTCTAGAATTAGATCCGATGTTTGTACCGCCTGGCGTAATACTACCACTATTCCAGTTATAGTTTAAACTATCTAGCGTACCACTTGCTACAGGTGTTGAATTTACATATGCCCAGTTTGTATTATTACAGGTAGAAAGATAAGAATAGTTATTATAACAAGATGATTCTACATAAGGTGCATAATGAGTTATAGAGTAGGCAGTCCAGTTAAGTGAACCTGCATTTGCTTTGTTAGGCACATACAATAATAATAAACTAATTAGACTGATAAATAGTAATCTCATTCGTATTACCTCCTATTTCATAATCGTATATCTCGTCATCGCCTTGTACAATATTTAAATTATATCCATACTCTTGATCTAATCTTAACTCAAGATAGTTTGCTTCTGTTTCTCTTATAACTAACCATTGTGGTTCTTCATTTAATATTATAATACCTGTTTCTTCATCTTTACCAGTCTTTACACCTGAAGTTTTTTTCTTATCAAATTCACTTCTCATTTGTTTTGCTAACTGTTCGTTAAGTTGTTTTAAAATATCGCCTAAGAAATTCTGTTCTAAAAAATCTATATCAAGTGCTGTTGCCCAGGCACTTTCTTCCTCTTCTAAATAATCTTTCTCTAACTCATCAAATTGTAGAAAGTCTAAATCAAGTGCGTCTGCAACCTCAATATATTCTGAAGCATTCATCTCTTTTGATATCTCACTAGGTCTAGCGATAATCAATAAATTGTTTATCATATTCTCATCAAGACCTAATATAACTGGTTTCATAGGCGAACTAGAAACTGTATCAACAACAGTCGCCTGAAATGCCTGTGATAGTATAACTTGGCCTGCGTCTGACTCTACCGATATCTCACCCACATAACAGTTGCCATTTGTATCGCAAGAGGGTAATAATATAATTGTAGAACTACCTAATTCATCTACGGTCATAGAAAAGTCTGTGCCTCTAACACCTATTGTTGCTGTGGGTGTTGTTATTTTTATACTTGTAGGATTGTTTTTAGCAATTTGACCTGAGGCATATCTGATTGTACCTAGACCTGCTTTGAGTGATAGTTTACCTGTCTTTTTATTAGGGTCATAAACAAATTCATCTATAATAAGTTTAGAGTGTTCGGTAACATCAACACGAGTCATATCAATAAACTCGATTGCTGTTTTACTCTTTGCTGTTCTGATTGTGTCGTAAGAAAATATATCTACATCAACCTCTGAGGCAACATCTTCACCTATTTTTCTCTCGATAAGACTATCACCTTCTTGTATTATAACATTACCTATACTAGCATAGACTTCTTTGCCCATAAAAAAAATGACGCCGATACCAAGTATCAGCGCCACAATTCTTGTTAGTATTTTATTCATTAGTCTGTCTGGCTAATGTCTATATCGTGATTATCTCCTGATGTTGTTAGATTAATCATCTGGTCATTAATACCTGATTGTGTGATATCAACATCAGCAATACTGCCGGTGTGAGAGTGTATTAGTGTGTGACCATTTATATCTCCGTTACCATCAATATCAATCAACCAGTTATTTGTATCGCCATTGACCGAAAGTGTTAGAATAGCAGAAGTGCCATCTATTGTAGCGGCAACAACATTTGAATCAGAACCAGAAGCACCAGTCATATTAACTGTAGCAGTACCTGCTGCTGAAGTTTCACCGATATCTAAATCAATATCTGATGAACTACCTGTCCAAGTTATATTTGCAGTTGCTGTAGCACAACTTGAATTACTTCCGCCACTATCACATTTGAAATCAATATTGTTTGAATTACCTGTAATATTCCAAGTACCTGTATAGTTATCACCATTAACATCAAAGGTAATAACATTCGAGTTACCTACTTGTCTTATGTCAAAATTGGTTGTTGCACCAATTATACTAGATACGGTTGAAGAACTACCAATGGTATTATTCTGACCGTCTTGAGTAATATCTAAATCAAGCGTAGCACCTGATTGGGTGACATAAATGTCGTTTGCATATACTGTACTAACCATCATGAGCATAATTAGTATTAGTTTTTTCATTTTAGTTTTCCTTTAACCGTTTAATTTAGAAGGTCTTAATTTAGTCTTCCAGAGACCTTTAATTTTACCTTCATCTAGTATTTGTAATATACAATGCTCTATTGCCGATCTCAATGCATAATTGACTGGTTCATTTACGGCCACACCAGTCTCTAATTCTAATGCCTTTGTACCTAAGTCTAAAAATCTAAATACATCTCTGCCAGTTTTATAACTAGCAATAGATTTTGTTGACGATACAGCGATCATAACTTCACCTGTATGTACTGACACAATTCTCATAGATACAGTTACCTGATCTACTCTATATTCTTCGTGTATACCTATGCCAAAGTATCTTGCACCATCACCACCACTTTCAACATTTGCGTCATAACCTACAACAGCGCCCTCAAATAGTAACCCAGCAAATAACATAGGTTTTAATACTGCTTTACCTCTTTCTTCTCCATCATATAATTCAGTCGTTGATCTAATTAGTTGTCTCTCTTTTACTAAATTGTCAAGACCTTCTCTTTCAACAACTCTAAACCAAGTACCCTCACCAGTCTCTTTAAGTGCCTGTATAACCCAATTAGCAGATCCTTGAGATACTGCCATACTTAATTGTGAAAACTTAGGACTAGGTTTTCTTTGACCAGTCTGATCTAGAAATTCATATACAGCAACTGTAATAGTTTCTTGATCTAAGTGGTCGTAATACTTTAATATTTCACTAGTAGGTGTACCGTATGCCTTAGGTGGTTCTTCTTTGTAAGGAAAATCACCTGGTACAGTAGCACAACCAGTCAATAACAACACTAAAAATAAAACAACTGCTTTCATTAGAATACAAAGTCGCCTACAGGTACAGTCATCGTGGTTACTGCTCCAGTAGTATCTGTAATCGTTAATGTAATATTTCCTGTTGTTGTATCTTTAACCCAATATAGTGTAGACCCTTCAACATCTGCCGTACCACTTGTTGGGCAGGTTGTTGTCTCACTATCGCAAGAGGTACCGAACATATTATCTACTAACTGTTTTGATAAGTTAGCATATATTCTACTCTCAACATTCTTAACAAACTTTGAAATCGTAGTATTATTTTCTGCTCTAAGTGCGGCTGAGGCAGCAGATTTAGCGTCATCTTCGGCATCACTTTTTCTTTGATGTTGTAATTGATCTACACTTAGTACATGGGTTCCATATCCATTACCACTAAATGCTGGATTACTAAATTGAAAATCCAGTTCAGACGCTTCTACATATTTTATTGTGTTATCAAATGCCCACCCAAGAATCCATAATAACAACGCACCGAATAACACTACCTTCAATAGTGTTTTCATACTACTATTTATAATTTTTATCTACGGTGGGATTTCTTTTTTTCGAGGTTTTCTTTTAATTCGATTGTCGTTTTGACTTTAGATTTCAACCTAATAATATCATTATCAAGCATACGAATACGATCTATAAGTGCTATTAGAACGGTATTTGCCTCACCTAATTTCACCTTGATTTCTGTTGTAATAAATGTGTATATAAAATAGATGAAGTATGCCATCGCCACAGCAGCCAACATTGGAAATCCATAATCTTGTAATACACTTACAAAATCCATCAGTCTCGCCTTGCGTCTTTCTTACCATCAGCACGAGCAATTCTTTCTTCGTCTGGTGGTACATCTAGAGTATGTGAGATTAATAAATCAAGTTTGATTACATCATTATTAATATTTCTAACTCTATTATCTAATTGTGTTATAATGGCGTGCATAGTTTGTACTTGACCTATGACTGAACCTAGAATATATCTGAGAATGATATAGATGAACACCCCCATAGCAAATGAACCTGCTACGGGGAGTCCGAATTCTGCTAGAATAATTAAGAATTGTTCCATCTAATTATTTATCAGATTGCTTCCCACTCTTTTTTCAACCTTAAATCTTCGTATTTTAACTTATTACGATTAGGTTTCTTCTTGTCAGGTACAAATTGTGTACGCTTTCTATTAGTTTGTAATAGAGCTTTCGCAACAGGATTATTCTTTAACTTATTCATAACACTATTTATTATTATTCACCACCAAAAAGACGAGAGGCCAAAATTTCATCTTTAGTTTTATAAAATTTTGGTCTTACATCTGATGGATGAATTAATTTTTCGTAATAGTGTTCAGGATGCAGAGCCTTAACAGCTGGTAAAAAACCAAATAAAGTTATGGTTTCTGTATCTAAAGTCTGACCTCTAAAAAAACCCTGCCTCATATCGCTTAACTTTCTATCCCATTCTCTAACAAATTTTTCACATCTATTTACAAAACATTCTTCAGGATTGACACCTGTTAAAACACCAGTATGAGGACATACTCGTACTTTCTTTCCTGTTTTATTATGAAATTCAGCAGCACTAATTAATGCCTTTGAGGCCAACTCTGTTGAAGTTGTCATATAGACAATTTCATCTGTCTCGATATAATTATTCTTAGTTAACCATTGTCTTGGTAAGTTTGCTTGTGGCCAGTATCGAATTCCTGTATCTTTACCGAGTTGAGATATGATTCTATCGGTCATTACATATCTTTGACTTTCAGTAAATCTACCTTCACCACAAGAGTCAATAACCTTTTCTAAGACTATCTCTCTAAGATTGTCGTCATCCTTATTGAGACCATCAATGCCTTTACCAATAGCGTCTATAAAATAATTAACAACATCTTCCTTTTGAAGGTCACCTGCAGGATCGTGTCCTGAATTTGCTTTTAGACCAAAAATGCCTCTGCTAAGAGTGTTCTCAGACTCAAATAAATCAAAGATACAATTCTCAACATTTAAGTTGTCAATGATATCGACTCTTGTTCTTCCATCACCTGGTTCATACTGACCATCAGGTAATACAAATACAGCAGGTGGTATATTTTTCAATTTCCAACCGTACTCATTTATGTCTTGTTGAATTTCTCTATATTTAGGATTACCAGTTGCTCTAACTTTTTGAGAAGTCTTTGATGAAAAATCCCATTTTATATCAGAAAGGTTGATTATCTTCCTACCAACCCATCTAACACCTTTAGGTAATTTATTACCGTAAATGTGAGATTCAGTTTCTTTAATTATTGGTTGTAATTTAGGATTAGAGACTTTATTACTAAAATCTAAATGTTCTTGTGTGAACTTCTTTATAACGGTCAAGTCCACGGTCGCTCCGCTTTTTAATTTTTGCATTATATATCCTCATATTAAATTAATAATAGTAATAGATTTTCGTCTCTACTACTAAGGAAGTTGCCACCATTTGTGAGGGGCCCGAAGGCCCCTCTGGTATCATTTAAAACAGGTGGAGAGAATTACTCTTCTTCCGCAAGTTTGCTGAAGTAAGACAGCGTTTCATCATCATCAACGGAATCGTTTGACGAAGAAGCCGCTACTGCTTCTACTGATACCTCTGGCGTTTCTGATATGGAAGGTGGGGTAACCATATCTTCAACTGTGCCAGTACTTCTAGAACCTGTCAATACTTTATCAAGTTTGCTTTTCAGCTCATCATAAGACTTAAAGTTTGACGCCTCTAGAAATGGTTTTAACGGATATTGTTTAGTCCATATACCTTCAATAGACTCATCATTATCCGCAATAGGTTTTGTTGAATCAAATTCTGACTTATCATAGTTCCAGAATCCATCAACTTTTCTGATCTTCAATTTAAAGTCTGCACCTTCCCAAAAATCAAATGGGTTGATAGGTTTCTCATCTTCAAATTGAGGTTGCATTTTATCAGTAATCTTATCAAATATCTTTTTACCGAATTTAAATAGTTTTACTTGACCTTCGTTCTCAGGATGTTTAGGGTCTGAAACAATAAGAACATTTGCATAGTAAGATAGTTTTCTTTTTCTCTTACGAGCAATCTCTTTATCTGCTTCAATGCCTGAATTCCAAAGGCGACTGTTTTCTTCACTAACTGGATCTTTTTGATTCATTGTAGTTAAAGAGTTCTCAATATACCAACCACCAGGGCCTTGAAATGCGTGTGACCACATTTTAACCCAAGGTAAATCTTCGTCTTTGACAGCAGGTAAAAATCTAAGAACGGCATAACCATTCCCAGTTTTATCTAGTTCTGGTTTCCAGAACCTGTCATCAACATAAGAT